GCGCTGATCTCTCATCTCTCAAAAATAAAGCAGAAATTCAATTTCTTTATGCCACATACCAGTTTGACGGATTTGATTTAGAGCAAACTGTAAAGGGTATGAATGTTGGAAAAGTTAATAAACTAATCGATAAATTAAAATCTGTAGATCGTAACAACTTTGATGCTCTTTATGACTTTCAGCCAAAAGGTGTTGGTCCTGGTGAGGCGCTTTTATATTTTCTTATTGATGATGCTGTACTTGGTGGCGGGACATCTGCCGGTGTTGACGTAAAGATTGGCGGCTCTAACTTCGAAGTTAAAGGTGCAAACCTTGCCCGCGATAAAAAATCCGTTTATGGATTTAAGCTTGGCGGAACTGTTGATGTTAGCGATATGGTGAATAGGGCAGTTAAGATGAAAGAAATGATGGGGCTTACTACTGCCGGCAAAGGTAAGAACGAAGTCAACCCAACTCAAATTAAAGCGATTAGAAAAAAGTTTCCCAAAGAGTGGTCGGATATTGAAAAAGAATATGCAACAAAGGCTCATAAGTATTTTGGTAACACACCAGTTATTTTCTTCAATAATAACCGTGGAACTGGCGGAAAATTAACTTCCGCTGCCGGTAATGTTATCATTGTAAAAAAAGTGACAAAAAACGATATTCAGATTGATGCTATTACTCAAGGTACAATTAAACCACGAGTTAAAATCTAATGAATACATTTGCAAACTTTATAACCGAACAAAAGAATACCCACATGACTCATATCGAGGACAAAGTGATCTATGGTGGAGTCAACGGTACTCGCCAGGCAATCATGGCTCTTCGTTCTTTACGTGATATGCTCGGTGGTGTAAAAGATGGAAACGTTTCTGTTAAGTGGGATGGTGCACCAGCTATCTTTGCTGGTATTGATCCGCGTGACGGTAAGTTTTTTGTAGCCAAAAAGAGTATTTTCAATAAAAACCCAAAAGTATATAAAACAGATTCAGATATTGATGATGACACTTCTGGTGATTTAAATGCAAAGCTTAAATTATCTCTTAAGCATCTACCAGAACTTGGTATAAAGAATGTAATTCAAGGAGACTTTCTCTTTGGACCTGGAGATATCAAAAAGAAAAAGATTAAAGGTAAGAGCTATGTTACTTTTCACCCTAATACGATTGTTTATGCAGTTCCATCGGGAAGTGAAGCTGAGAAGGAAATTAACTCGGCGAAATTGGGGATTGTCTGGCATACGTCATACTCAGGAAACTCATTCGAATCAATGAAACAAAACTTCGGAGTTGACGTATCAAAGTTAAAAAAATCAAAGAATGTGTGGTCACAAGATGCCATGCTTCGCGATTTAACTAACATGACAATGTCTAAAAAAGATACTGAAGAAGTAAATAAACTCTTGGCAAATGCCGGTAGAATCTTCAATAAAATTGCTGGATCCACACTTCGCCAACTTGAGGCAAATAAAGATCTTGCTGTACACATTGAAACACATACTAATAAGTACGTACGAGCAGGTGCTATTCCACCAGATCCTCGTAAAAGAGTTGCAGCTTTGATCAAATTCATCGAAGACAAATATAAAAAAGAAATGGATAAGCGCACAACCGAAAAAGGTAAGTCGGCACAACAAAAGAAATTAGATGATATCTTACAATTCTTTTCAAACGAAAATAAAACAAGTCTTGAAATGATATTCGAATTGCAAAGAATTATTGTTCTTGCAAAATTAAAACTTATAAATACTTTAAATAAACTAGGAAATGTTGATACATTTCTAAAAACAAAAAGAGGTTATCAAGTAACAGGCCAAGAAGGTTATGTAGCAATTGATAAACTCGGCGGTGATGCGGTGAAAGTTATTGATAGGTTAGAGTTTTCCTATGCCAATTTTTCACCAGACATATTAAAGGGATGGGATAAGCCAGGGAGAAATTAATGGCAATGTTGTCATTTAAAGATTTATTAGCTAATCCGGATGCATATGCCGGCTATGATGATCAGCTAAAATATCGAAAACAGAAACAAAAGCGGATGGGCTATGAAGAAGTAGAACCCACCGAAGAAGAACTGTCGATATCTGGTAGACGCAAACTCGCTCGAGTAATGAAGCGTCGAAAGTCTCAACTCAAAAGAGCTCGTGAACGTGCTAAGAAGCGTATGGCTAAAAAAGATGTAATAGCCAAGCGCGCCCGTCGTCAGGCAAGATCTGCTGCCGCTAAGACACTTACAAAAGGTAAGTCAAAAGCAGATCTTTCAGTAGCACAGAAAAAGAATATTGAAAAGCGGTTAGCTCAAAAAGGCTGGCAGCAAAGAATTGCTGTAATCAATAAAAGATTAATGCCTAAAGTAAGAAGACAAGAAATTGCCAGAAAACGATGATACCAAGTTTTAAAAATTATTTAGTTGAAGAAGAAAGGCTTGTTTATTTTACCTTCGGTAGAATGAACCCTCCTACTATTGGTCATGAGAAACTCTTGAGTAAATTAGCAGCTAATGCTCGTGGTTCATTTCCATATAGAGTTTACTTATCGCAGTCACAAGACGCGAAGAAAAATCCATTAGATTATAAATCAAAAGTCAAGTATGCTCGTAAGATGTTTCCAAAACATGCTCGACAAATTATGCTTGATTCTAAAATCAAGACTGTTTTTGATGCTATGGTCAAAATGTACGACGAAGGATTTAAAAGAGTAGTGATGGTTGTTGGTTCTGATCGCGTTAACGAGTTTGATGCGCTCTTAAATAAGTACAATGGTCAAAAAGCGAGACACGGTTTTTATAATTTTGAAAAGATTCAAATTATCTCAGCTGGTGAACGTGATCCTGATGCTGATGGTGCAACAGGAATGTCAGCCTCAAAGATGAGAGCTGCAGCTGCAGAAGATGACTTTCCAATGTTTGCTCAAGGTCTTCCAAAATCAATTAAAAACAATGACGCTAAGAGTATTTACAATGATGTTCGTAAAGGTATGGGCCTCAAAGAACAAAGAGAATTTAAGAATCATCTTCAATTGCAGCCAGTTTCTGAAGTACGTGAAAATTATGTCGAAGGCATGTTTCAACCAGGTGATCAAGTTGTAATAAAAGAAAATGATCAGATTGCTACAATTATTCGTCGTGGTTCTAATTACCTAATTGTAGAATCAAATGGTCAGATGATGCGTAAGTGGTTAAATGCTGTTGAAGTATTAGAAGATGAGCGTAAAAAAGAAACTCCTCAAGATCCAGATATCAAAGATCGCAAAGGTACTCAGCCCCGGCCATATTATTCAGGACTTAAGTCAAAGTCAACCAAAGCTGCTCGTGATAGACACTTTAAGAAGGGTGCAAAAATGGATGATGATAATCCAGCAGCTTACAAACCTGCACCTGGTGATAAAGGTGCAAAAACAAAACCAAGCAAACATACAAAAAAGTTTAAAGCAATGTATGGCGAAGATGCGGTTGCCATGGCAAAAACAAGAATTGATAGAGAAAAGGCTGCAGACGCAAAGCGACATGATCGAATGTTAGATAGAGCTCGCTTAAGAAAAACTATGAGAAAAAATAGGGAAACGTCATGATTAGATTTAATCAGTATATTGAGGAAAAAGCAACTGCAGCTTTAAAGAAAAAGGCTGAAAAGTCAGGTATGCCATTAGGTATTCTTCGTAAAGTTTTTAACCGAGGAATGGCTGCATGGCGTACAGGACATCGGCCAGGCACTACACCACAGCAATGGGGACTGGCAAGAGTCAATTCATTTATAACAAAATCATCTGGAACATGGGGTAAAGCCGATAAAGACTTAGCAGCTAAAGTAAGAGGTTCAAAATAATGCCATTAAAAGTATCAGATGGAATTGGAGCGTACATTAAAGATTTTCAAAAGTCTGATGCTCCGCAGTTTAAAGGTAAAAGTAAAGATGAGCGTCGTGACATGGCGATTGCTGCATATCTTTCTGCAAAACGTGGACCGTTAAAAGACAATAGAGCACACGCTGAAGCTAAAACGGCCATGAGACATTCTGAAATGATGGCAAATATTGCTAGATTTAAGAAATTGCCAGACGAAGGTACGCCTGAAGCAACTAAAAAAGCTAAGTCTATGACTCCTGGTTATAAGTCTGAAGCACTTAAAATCTATGAGGCACAATTTATTTCTCCTAAGATGTATAAAGTAAAGCAACTTGCACGCCTTGGCCTAGTTAGCAAACAAGATGTACAAAAGCTACTTAACGCTATGGACACTATGAGTCAAGGAAAAGAAATTCCAAAAAAGCAAAGGGATATTATCTTTGGTGCATTTGGTGATTTGATCGACTTAGTTACTGGCGATAAGATGATCTTCCAAAAAGCAAAGAAAGCTGTAAGGGAAGAAAAAGATCCGAATGAATATGATAACGAAGGTGAGGCAATGAAAGATCATCTAGACATCATTATGGATGCCGCTGACGAAATCTATGATATGGTCGATGATCAAGAAAATTTACCTGAGTGGGTTCAAAATAAAATCACAAAGGCAGCAGACTATATTGATTCTTCACGTGATTATCTGATGTCTCAAAAAACGGATCGATCTGATGATTAGATTTAAGGATTTCGTAGAAGGTAAAAAGGGTTCTACCGATGCGCCAAAGGGTCCTGAGTCATTTGAAGCTCAGTACAAGAGACGTTTGGTAAAAACTACAGATCCTGAACATAAGGAAAAAGGTTATAACTGGAGAATTAAAGGTAAGAAGAATAGTTCACTTACTAAAAAGTTATATAAGAAAAAGCCCAATCAGGCTGAGTTTAATAGACAAATGAGAAGGATCGCAGCTTTTGAGTTTGGATAAGTTTAAAAAATATCGAGAAGATCAGATTGATAATATCTGTGAAGGTATGTATGACGATTTAGAACTTGAGGAAGCAGAGTATCAAGGTAAGAAAGTTACTTTGAACGATCCAATTCGTACGTCTGAAAATCCGAATAAAAAGTTTAAAGTATATGTAAGAGGACCAAAGGGCAATGTTGTAGTCGTTCGCTTTGGTGATCCAAACATGGAAATTAAACGTGATGATCCTGGCAGACGTAAGTCTTTCAGGGCTCGTCATAACTGCGATAATCCAGGACCAAAGTATAAAGCACGCTATTGGTCATGTTTTCAGTGGCGCGCAGGAGCAAAGGTAGATAACTAAAATGGCTACTACTCAGCAAAGACTCGATCGCATCGAAGAAAAAATAGATAAACTTGCTGACGCAATGATTTCTCTTGCGCGTGCAGAAGAAAAAATTGTAAGTCTTGCTGAGTTGCAATCAAATCAAACCGAAAGGTTAAATCGCCTTTCGCACAAAATAGACGAAATTGCGGCAGAAACCGCAGACAATACTCGGAC